GATTGGGATAATAACATCTGGATCTATAGAGAACTGTATGTAAAGGGCTACACAGGAGAAAGATTAGGAGATATGATTGTAGAGATGGAAAGAGACGATCCTCCTATGCAATTAACTACATTAGACTCATCCTGTTGGAATAAAACGGGTTTAGGGCCTTCGATAGCAGAAACTATGATAAAAAGGGGAGCTAGGTGGATACCTGCAGACAGACACAGAATAGCCGGAAAGATAGAAGTGCACAGGAGATTGGCTTGCGATGACAGAGGTAATCCTAGGGTTCGCTTTTTTTCTACGTGCAACAATACAGTCAGGACTCTACCTACACTACCCATATCTAAAACCAATCCTGAAGATGTGGATACAAAGGCTGAAGACCATGCGTATGATGCGTTGAGGTATATGGTAATGAGTAGGACTTTGATGAACGTTCACACTCCACATAGGATGATGAAGCAAACGCAGCGATATGAACCACAAGATCAAGTATTTGGATATTAATAGATGGTACAAGATATTACAATAAGAGATACAGGAATGAAAAGAACTCCTCAAATAGCTGATGAGTGGGAAAAGGTAATAACAGCTCTGGGCCCAGAAGGTAAGGTGCCTACTATAGAACAATTAAGAACTAGATTTAAAAAAGGAACAGCCACTGTTCGTGATGGTATAATTGCTAGATTATATAGAGAAGGTGTTCTTTTTAAAATGGATTCTAAAGTAATAGAAGAAGACTTTCCTAGGATGGCTAAAAAAATAAATGCTTTCCAAAATAATTTTCAATCTCAAGTATATGATGAAAGCACTAAATCTTTAAAAACAACAAATACTCTAAGTGGTTTAATAAGCGATATTAACAAGTTAACTAGTGGTATAGCAAAAGATAAACCCGGTATTAACGATCCTTTAGATTTAAAAATAACAGAATTAGAAGATTTGTTTGATAGGGGAATTAGTAATACAAAAGCTAATATATGGACTCCTACACAAAAACAAATAACTAAATTTAAACAAGGAGAAGTATACCAAGAGCCTAAAGGAAAAAACATAAGAAAAGGTACTCGTGTTTTAAAAGAAATAGATTCTAAGAAAGTATTAAATAGAATGTTAAATAATATAGCACAAATAAAAGATGTTAATATGAAAGCGGCTATATTAATTGCTATGTTTGGTCAGAGGGGAGAGGCTCTAGTTAACATGAGTAATAGTGAAGTAAATGCTACTAGATACGGCCCTACAGAATACGTTCCTTTTTATGATCCTGAAACAAAAGAAATTGTTAACCCTTCAGACAGAACAGGGTTTACAAAAAAGGGAGGGAGAAAACTTTTACCTCCTACAACTAAAGTAGGCCCTTTATCAGAAGCTATTTTAAATTATATGCATAGTAATACAAAAGGAGATCTTTTTAAAATAAATAAATCAAAACTTGTAGACACTTTAAATAACATTGTTTATAAAAATATAGAACCTGAAACAAAAGCAATGATGGGAAGAGATTTAAAAGGGTATACAGATTTAAGAAGAATATTTGCTTCTACTGTTATTAATGAAATGGCTGACAAAGTTGATGATATAGAAATGAAAACTTTATACTATAAGTACGCTGATCAACTATTGGGACATAATAATACAAAAGCAGGAATGGATGCTTCTAATGATTTAATTGCTAAAATTATGCGAGATCACTACGCTGTTATAAAACAAGGCACTTCTATATTACAAACTGGTGATATAATGAGTGAATTTGAAAAGTTCTTTGCCGAGGCTATGGGTGCTACAGATTCTGAAGGTAAATTATCAGTAAAAGTTCTTGCTGCATCACTAGGAATAGATGATACACAAATAAAAGGTTTAGATAAGGTGTACACAGAAATTAATAGTAATGAAAATCCTAATAAAAAACCATCTGAACAGACTAAAAAAAAGATTAAAGCTATTTCAACTAATGTGTCGTCTAATGCAGAGACACAATCAAAAGTAAATGTAATTACAGGTGAAAAAGAACTAGATGATGCACTACGTGCAAGTTACATGGGAAAGTTAGCAGATGGTAAAAAAATGGATTTTCAAGGAACTAATGATGAGATAGTGAAACAGGTAGAAGCTATTCAACAAAGAGAATTTTTTTACAAAAGTACAGCTAAAAATAAAAAACCTATAGTTGTAGATGAAAATTTGGTAAACGATAAATTAGTAGAAAAAATGAAAAAGGCTAAAGAATTAGGAATGACCCTTAGAGAATATACTAAAAGTTTAAAAGGTAAAGGTAAATTAGGTTCACTTATTGGTGGTGTTGCTTTTGGCACGGCTGGAACAATGTTTTCAAACGAAAGTAGAGCAGGAGATTTTGTTAGTGCTGTTGCTCCTATAGGAATGGAACCCGGTTACATAGGAGGAAGAGGCCAAGGGCTTAAATATCCCGGGACTGATAATATTTTAACTGGTGAAGATGAGCAGTTAATGCGTGAAAGAGATCCAGAATTGTATGAACAAATGGAAACTACTTTTAAAAGAGATCAAGCATACGAACAAGAACAAGATAAGATTAAAAAAGAGTTCAAGAAAGACGAACAAGAAGAGCAGATGCAAGGAGTGTTCCCCGAAGGATTTGGGGCGTAATTAATTTTTAACAACTAAAGAAGGAGACTAAACATGCCATACGGTAATAAAAATGCATACAAATCAGGCTACATTATGGGTCAGATGAGTAAACAAGGAGCAATGAGTGACGTAGGTGAAAAACTTTTTAGAGAGAAGTTAGATTCTACATTAATGGGAGAAAATTCAGGAGCATTTAAACAAACTGAAGATTCTAAATCAGCTTCTGGTAGCGAGCATATGAAACAAGCTGGTTATATTATGGGCCAGACACCAAAAGTAAAATAAACTTAGGATAGATTATGGATGAACCTGTAGATGTATCAGTAGATATGTCCTCTGAAGATGCTCCCGGACTTGTTGGTTATATACAAGAAAAACAACGGGAAGCAGAAGACGGTAGGCAAGTACACGAAGAGAGATGGTTAAGAGCTTATAAAAACTTTCGTGGTATTTATGATAGTACTACTCAGTATACAACAACTGAGAAATCAAAAGTATTTATAAAGATAACCAAAACTAAAGTTCTTGCTGCCTACGGACAAATTGTAGATATCTTATTTGCTAATAAGAAATTTCCTCTTACTGTAGAATCTACTCCTGTGCCTGAAGGCATAGCAAAGTTTGCTCATATGGAAACTCCTCTTGATGAAATCTCTCCTGCAGATCCTTATGGATATAAAGGTGATGGTAGAGATATGCCACCGGGTGCTACACAAGCAACAGAGCCTAACTTAGATTATTTAGGAGGTTTAGCTCCAGAGTTTGAAGGTGCACCTATTGCAGAAGGAAGATCTAGAACAGGAGAACCGCAAATATCTCCAGCACAAGAGGCAGCTTTGAGAATGGAAAAGATAATCCATGATCAACTAATAAACACTAACGCTTCGACCACATTAAGAAATTCTATATTTGAATCAGTACTATTAGGTACAGGCATAGTAAAAGGCCCTTTTACACATACCAAAACTATACACAAATGGGAAAAAGTTGGAGAGAATGGCGAAAAAGAATATGCACCTTACTACAAAGATATACCTAAAGTAGAATCTGTATCTTGTTGGGATCTCTACCCAGATCCTATAGCAACAAATATAGAAGATTCTGATTATGTAATACAAAGACATAAAATGAATAGAACACAACTTAAAAACTTAATGGATATGCCTATGTTTAACGCAGACGCTATCCGTGAAGTATTAATGGGCGGTGGTAATTATCAAGATAAATATTATGAAAGTATTATAAGAGACGAAGAACAAACTCAATCTAGTACATATGATAGATTTGAAGTTTTAGAATATTGGGGTTGCGTAGATTCAAAATTTATGGACGAAGTAGGTGCTGAAAGTAATAATGTAGACAGTTTAAGCCAAGCACAAGTAAATGTTTGGATCTGTGGAAATCAGATAATAAGAGCTGTAGCAAATCCTTTTGTACCTATGCGTATGCCCTTTCAAGTATTTCCATATGAAATAAGTCCATATCAAATCTGGGGTATTGGTATTCCAGAGAACATGGAAGATGCTCAGATGTTAATGAATGGGCATGTTCGTATGGCAATAGACAACCTGTCGTTAGCAGGTAACATGGTTTTTGATGTTGATGAGACATCATTAGTTCCCGGACAGAACTACGATATATTTCC